TGGTTAATTGCTTTCCCCTGTAACTCATCAAGCAAGGCTATCCCTTCATCATCAAGCCCCAAGAACAGGCGGTTGAATGCTTCAGGGGGGACCGTATCCATCGCAACCGGATTTGCTGTCCATGCTTTCAAAGCCTCCGCCCTGATCTTCCCAATCTCCGCCTTTTCCTTGTCCGATTTAGCCCAGAGGTCAACCCAAACGACAGAATAACCGTCTTTTGATTTCGGTGGCGGTAATACTCCGAGCTCAATCAATCGATCAACAGTGGCCCGGACTATTAGGGGCTCTGCAAACTCATCACGGCGGGATTGTGTGAGTTCTAACCAGCTATTTTTATCCTCTGTACTGGCTAACTCTCCACGTTCTGAGCCTGTAAATATCCTTTTGGGGATTCCGGTAACGGCTGAAATGGCCTGGACAATAGCATCCTGGGCATCCTTGGGACTTGTTACCTGCATATCCATTCCCTTGAACTCTAAACCTTGGACAGCGAGTATTCTTCTTAAATTATGCTCATATTCGTCAAATTGTTCCTGTAATCCATCTGTATTAATTTCTGTTGCCTCTTTAGTTGCAACCGCCTGATATCCCGGTCTTGCCCCCCGCCAAAACATTTCTCCGGATCCACCAACAACCTTCTCCCAATCAAAGAGGCGGTTAAACACCGCCCTTAACCGGGAAGTACCCAAGAACTCTGATTCCTGTAAGTCCTCTGCAACGTGGATAATCCGGGAGTGGTGGACCATAAGATCAAAGGTGGAATTACCATCTGCGCCGTTCATGGTTAGCTTGTAAATCGTGGGGAGTCCGAATCTTTCATTAGCTGATCGGGTTTCCAGCCTTTCAATATGAGCGCTTCCCTCGCTGAAAGGCTTTACAAACATCAACCTTAAATTCTGACCTTCGGCAGGTTTCCTCAAATCTTCCTTCTCTCGGACATCACTCAATCCAAGCAACAAAACCCCATATCTCCCAATCCCGGTTAATCGATCAAGCCGGGTGAACTTGGATTGCAAGGATAATCTCTTATCCAATTCAGCCCAAGCAGCTTCGATCGCACTGGTTTCTTCCTTGAGGGATTCGGCAATGCTCACCCCATTCCGCCAGGTTGCCTTAACCGGGCGTTCAATAATAGCCTTGCCAATATCCTGGCGGTCGAATTTAAGGAAATAATCCTCAAAAGTTAAATCCTGTTTGTATCCTAAAGCCTCGTAAATCTTTCTATCGCCGCCGTATTGAAGGCCATGAGTGCCAAAGAACTGAGAGCGAGACAGAAGGCTACCGGCAAGAGCAATGCCTTGATTGGCAGTTATCAACATCTCCCCTTTTTCGTTTCTATGGACAACGGGAGGAGTTTGTTTTTTGGGTTTTTGTTTTGGCATGTACATGGTTTAATTATCTATTCCAGAAGCAAGCTCCATTGATCCTGAGACCTTAAACACAACATCTGATATCATGGAATATTTTATCGGTATTTCTGTAATCATTGCCTCAAACTCTAATTCAGTTTCACCAAGATAGTTTAATAATATTTTATAACTAATGAGACCGTATTTATGAAAATCATCCAGCATTTTCTCATAAGAGCCAGGAGATAATTCTACTTTCATTGATATCGTTCCGATGTCCCTATCCCTATTGATAAATTCTCGATATGCCTCCCAATATTCACATGGATTTAAGTCAACTTCATAGGCAGGCAAGCTTGGACCTTTAATGTCATTTACCCTACCTACTGATTCCCATGATCCACATTTACTATCCCATCTATTTAGTATAGTTATACCTTTGTATATATATTTATCGTGATATTTTGCACGAAGCCAGATAATTATGCGTTTTATAATATTTATCATTACCTCACCCCCAAGAGCGGTCCCGCCACAAAAGTTCTATCTTCCGGCCACATCAACATCATAACAGAATCCGCCCGGTTTGGCGATTTTGTACCATCAGGTTTTTTATTTACTATCAATTGACCTTTTCCATTATCTCCGTATGTCGGCTGTGATAATTCCATAATAAGCTCGTGAAACTCGTCTAAATCGCTTGGGATGCTGATTAATTCCTCTTCCGGATATAACAATTCTTTTTCAGGATGTTCGTTTTTGTGTTTTATCGCCTTGTAAGTCTTCTCAAACCTTAATCTTAATTCCCACCAGCCTTGAGCTTTGAGGTTGCGATAAAAATCTTTATTCTTCGGGCTATGAATATCTTGTTTACCGTTCTCATCTAATAAAATATGCCGTTCTGGGTGTAGTGGGTTGTGACCGGCATGCCATTGTGTGATTTTAAAATGTTTTGTAAGGCTTCCATCAACTTTCATCCTATTGGTTTCAGCTTTAACACCGGCCCCAACTCCTATGGGGTCATATTGTAATTCCGATACCGCCCGAGCCTTGCTCAATATAACAGCTTTTCTCGCCGTTTGTCCAGTATCGCCTTCCGCCCATGAAGCAAGATATTTTAATATAACCCCCTTGCGTTGGGCATAAGAGTTCCGGTCCCCGCCCTCATCGGCAACATCCAGGGCAGCAGTAGAGGCTCCATCACCCTTAAAATTAAGTCTGACATGAGCATTAATAGCCGATTTAACCCATAAATCCGGGATGATAACACCCTCGACCGCAGCCGAAGCATCCCTGTCAACTTCCTGGGCAAAGAGGTGCAATACCCCATTCCTTTCATACCTAGCTCTTTCAATATCATACCATTCCTGGGTTTTCTCCGGGTGATCCCGCCAATCCATGATAAAAACACGGGTAATACCCTTGGCAATACTTTTTTTTTATCCCAGAGTTCACCGGCCATTCGTTTACGGTGGAATATGGTGGCCGTACCATGGACCGTTGAAATATCTACCTGGCAGTTGGTATTACTGGAAAGAGATGCTTCTACCATTTCCGGGTGCTCGATATAAGCAGACTCATCAATGAAATATACCGTACATCTCCCACCACGTCCTATATTATCACCCGCCTCCCCTGTGATTGTTGCCCCATTCTCCGGGTTTATGATTTTCATAAATGACAAACCATCCTTTTTACTGAATCCTTCGGGCAACAACCATTGGGGAAGAGCTCTAATTATTATTCGTATTTTTTCAAAGATACTCTTGGGATCTCCGATCTTGTCAACTAAATCCTGTTTACGGGAACCCCAACCAACTGAGGAACCGGGACTGAATAGCCATAAACAGACTGAGTAAGCACAGCACAGCCAGGTTGCCCCCATGTCCCGTGACTTTTCAACCAAGCCGTTCTCTTCGTTTTTCAGGCAGTCATTAAGGAAATTGATAAATTCTTTTTGTTTGGGGAAGAGGATAAAGGGGATGTAGGTTGGTTTGCAATTCGTTGAATGGCGGGGGTCGTAGGTCAGAAAATGATCTTGGATAAGGTTGATATAATTCTTTGCATAATGGATTTTAGCGCCCCTCACCAAAGACGGATCGGACATCATCTTCTCGCGCCGGTCAAGGCGTTGTTTGAAGATTTCGGTATATAGAGGAGGCCAGCTTATATTATCCATCACCCCTCATCACATCAAGGTAAACTTTCTCAGCTTCTTTCTCGGTCATGTCTTTTGTTATAATCCCTTCAATTGTTCTAATCGGTCCACCACCCTTGCCAGTTAATTCCATCGCTTTTATATCCCGCCATCTATCCGGGTGTCGATTCTTTAACCAAAAGATAGCGGCGGTCACTTCAGGGGGGTAATGTTTAATCTGTTTATGAGTTACAATCTCCCCATTATGACAAAATACTTTTTCCTCTTCATGCTCATATCCATTAGCCCGTTCCAATAAGGAAACTTCCACCTTATTGGTGTCGTAAATATCCTTTCCTGTTTTTATGGACAGACAAAACTCTAGATATTTATTCTTCCATCGGTCAATTGTCCGTTGAGTAACTTTAAAGAATTCAGCAAGCTTATTGTCGTCTGCCCCGAATACAGTGCAAACATTTTGTGCTGATTCGTTAAAACTTGCTTTGTACTTAACAGGCCGTCCACCTTTATTCTTCTTAACCTTTTTCTTCTTAGCCACATCAACCACTTCCTTAAATAACCACGAATGGGTGTATTCCATTCACAGCAGCATAATTTATTAATTTACGAGTTTTCTCAATATCACTACCCAAACTTAAATAAACAGTTTCCACATCAGAATAAGAAAATGGAACAGTTTTGCTGAGTTCAAGAACATCCTCATTAACATCTGGCTTGATTTGACTTATCCTGATCTCTTATAAACATGACGAAAACATTGCAACAGGCTGACATGTTGTATCTTGTAAACGATGGGAGCTTGGATCGTATCATGGCGATTAACGCTCTTTCACTCACAACATCCCCTCGAATATCCTGGTTATCGTCCTGGATGAAATCGCCCCGGTAATGAATCCGTATGCAACGAGTCCAGCGAATAAAACGATTAAACCAATCTTGACGTAATACTTAAGCTGTTCATCCATGGTTAACCTCCTGCTTCTTTGTAGTTCTTAAAAGCCGGTCTACAATCAGCACATTTTACAAGTGCTTGGATCTCATCTGTGTGAAAGATACAGTTCCTACAATCCTTCACAGTTTTTTTTTTCGCTTTCTGCCATGTTTTGAATAATTCTGATTTTAGGTCTGTGTTCTCAATCCCAGTCATGTTAACTCCCCGCAAAATCTTTACATGTTTTTTCTGGTTAGTAAGTTAAATGCGTTCTTCCGTGATTCCTAAAACCACCCATTGCTATTCTACTGCTTCCGTCATGTTCTGGATTGTCGGGTACATAATGGGCTGTTCCACAGCCAGTAAAACCAACGCCATCGTCAATAATATAATCTTCTAGTTTCAGCTTCTTAACTCCCAACATATAAGGAATTTTTTTTGTCCTCTCTCTTGTTTTGCAATGCTTACATTTTATTACTTCTGGAATATTAAAATGCACTCTTGGTAATTCGTTTATAAATTCTTTAATAAATGACTCGCCACAATAATGGCATCTTATCTTAACCGATCCGTCATATTTAAAAGTTTTAACAATTAGCATTGATTTTATCCTAAAAGCGCCTTGATGTTTTTGCCAAGCTTTTTGCATCAAGGTAAAAAGCGTTTCTTTTCTTTGTTTAGTTCAGTTAATAATCAGTTCAGTTCAGTTCAGTTCAGTTCAGTTGGCTCCGCATGTCATGGCTTGTCATGCTTAATTTTAAAAAACTCTTTAATTTCAGGATATTCCGTGTAGAGGTTTCTATCATTACGATAATTCTGGATTGCCTCATGGTTGTAATATTGAAAAACCTTTCTGCATTTGGATTTTTTAAATAATCCGCACTGTTCCAAGCATTCTAAAGCTATAAAAAAATCATCTATCGATCTGTCCGATAATGGGTGAATAGCAACCTTCCAATCAAACGGATCGGCAGTGATTAATCCTAATTCGTCATGATGTGGGATGCCAATGCAATAAAGATTAAGAGCAAATTCTCCAAGTTCTCCAGCTATTTCAAACAGCCTCGCAAGTCTACGTGACTTTTTCAAATCCCTCGATATCATCCGTTTGTTTGCCATCGTACCATAAACGAAAAAACCCCCAGAAAAGGGTGTTCCCGTAAAGGACTTTTCCAGGGGTATTATTGCCCACTCGCGTTGTACGCTGGTAGGCAAACTATTATATTTATTTATATTTGGGTAATCTACGGGAACACCCAACACCAGACAGTATATCTCTTTTTTATGATTTGTCAACATTATTCTCAATCAATATCCCTGAATCGATGCATAAGGTCTTTAGTTGCTTTAATCGCCCCAATGGTCTGGTTTAACAACGCTCGATCATCATCAAGCTTCTTTTGGTTCTCTGCTAATCGTTTTTCATCTTTCGCAATCTGAATCTCTGCCAAACGTTGTTTTGAATATAAGTCCTCAAGGTGGAACCGAGTTTCTTTTACCTGTGGATCGTTTTTCAT